TTACCTGACGGTAAGTTAGCATACCCTGCAGCTGTATCAAAAGCCATTTTCTTATCCTTCCTCTATTTGAGGTTAGTTATTGAGTTATTCGCCCTTCTGCTCGTGCTTGATCAATTTCTTTTTCAAATTTTTCAAACTCCCACGATTTCAGTCTGGCGATGTCGGACATCTTCCAAATTTTCTTATTACTGTTAGAATCTGAAATTTCACGAACTTTAGGTGATTTTACAGCTTCTGCAGCACTTTGTTTTTTAGAAGAACTATCCTTTTTAGATGTCATGCCAACATCTGCTTTGTACAAGTCTAATACTCGGCTTGCCCATTTTGCGTCTTTATTGTTTTTGTATATACCGTCTGCTATAGAAGTAGGTTGTTCATCTAGCCATTCTAAAAACTTTTCATCTGTTTTAATTTCCTGAAAATCAGGATGAGCAGATAAAAGTTCAGAATATGCTTTTTGTACAACTAAATCTTCTTCACGTTGCTGAAGAGAATTAATCTTTTCTTTAAGATCACCCGTCTTCTGCTCTGCTTGCATTGAAGCAACACTTTCAACAACTTTGTACACATCAGGATACTTTTGTTTAAACTCCGTTATTTCTTCAGGAGTTGTAGGCATTTGTACTCCAGTATCCGTAACCTTATTAGCAGCTTCCAGAGCTTCACGTTCTGATTTCCACTCGTCTAGTTTTTTGTCATAGTGACGTTTTAAGTCATCATAACGTTTTTTATAGGCATCGCTTTCACCTTCTTTTTCTGTAGTTGCAAAACTTTCGTTTTTTGGCGTGGCTTCAGATTCCTCTGTAGGGGCCGCTTCAACTTGCTCTACTACTTCTTCCTCGTCATTTTTATCGACTTCTTCTCTATATTTATTTCGATAAACATTCGGATTATTCATTACTCCGAAGGAGTCATTAGGTTTATTAGCTCTTGCACCTCTTACTTGTTTTGCCATTGTATTTACCTCATATATTGCAGTGCCACATGGCTGTGGGTAGCTGCTTCGGTTTGTCAGGGCCAATAATATTACTGGGTAGCTGACGAAATCTTATCCCATAGTTGGGGATAGAAATGATGATTGTTGTGAAGGTCTCATTTTTACTTCGGGAGGAGATGTACGATTTTTATTTTTATAGTTTTTATACCACCCTAATAATCTTTTTGCTCGACTTGCTTCTAGACCTACACTAGAAATATTGGGATTATTAATATACCCCTGTGTTAACGCATCTTCTGTGCTTGCACTTTGATTAAGTATTCTTTTAAATGTTACGGGATTTTTAAATGCTCCTCCCCAATCCATAGCAAAAGCTGACACTTTATCTTCAGGGTTATTAAAATTTTTATAATCTTTTCCATGTATCTTATCAAATTTATTTTTTTTAAATTTATAAACTTTAAAATTTAATTCTGAAACTTGTTCATCTGTAAGATTTAGTTCTGGCAATTTAGTTGCACCTAAACCTCTTACTTGTTGTGCATTAGTAGCTCTACCATCTTCATTATCCAATAAATGCCCATTTAAAGTGTAAGGCTGTATTGCTGCATAGAGTTCCTCACTTAATCCCATGTTTTTAAATTCTAAAGGAGAAAATTGTCCTAGATCAATGCCTAAACCTATTGTAACTCCACTTTTTTCAAAAGGTTTTCCTGACTCATATCGAGGTACATAACCTCTTTTTTTAGTGTAGCCTTTTGGTGGTTTTTCAATAGCATCTAAAGCATTATAAGTTATTTTTTGAAATTCATCTTGTGGTTTATACTGATCTGTAACAACAAAAGGTTTTTCTTTAGAAATTTTTAAATCAGTAGGTTTAGATTTAGGTAAAGGTGGTTTTTCAAGTTGTTGTAGTTCTTTTTTTTCTTTTTCTTTAGGTGATATAAATCCAGATACACTTTCTTTTATGCTATTATATATTGCTGTACCTAAATCATTAATAAAACTTCCTTCGTCAGTTCCAAGTATACTTGACTTATCTTCTTTAAGAGTTTCATCACTTGAAACTATATCACCATTTGCTTTTGCAACAAATCCTCCACGAGCAGCTTGACTTTGTGCTTCTTCTTGTCTGCGTTGAACTTCTTTTTGCCCACGTTTATTTATTTTTTGTAATTTGTCATAGCCTATTTCTTCGGCTATAGTTTTTGGTACATAAACTTCATTTCGAGATACAGCTAATTTTACACTTCTCTCTACTGGTATTGTAGGATTTCCATATTGAATGTCAATACCTTTTTCTCTAAGGCTTTCAATTGCCTTAACAATCATATCAACAATATCTTGTCTTCCTGCAAACTCGGCAGCGGGTGCGTTAATTATGAAATCGCCTTCTTCTGCTTCCATTGGTATGTCATCGGCTATAGTTTGTTTATCTGTGGCGTTTCCTTGTGGTGCAATAAAACCTGCTCCTTGTACAATTTGAGATACGCCTTGTTGATTAGCTACACCACCTTCTTGTTTACCAATTCTACCTCCCTTTGCTGTGTAAGCGTCAAATGAACCTAATCCAGTGTCAACACTATCACTAACACTGCTTTCACCAGAGCCTTCATTGCTTTCGTTAGAACTATCATAAAATGGATCAGGCACAGATGGAGAAAAGTCTGGTATAGTACCCTCACTGTACACATCATCTTCTTCGTAAATATTACCCTCACTATATACATCTGAAAAGGGTGTCTCACTAAAAGAGTAACCTCCTCCCGGACCTTCAAATTTTACACCACCACCCCCTAGTTCTGTTTCTATAACATTTGAACGTTCTACAGGTGGAATAGGGTATGACCCAAATTCAGGAATAGGATTAAATGGTGGATCAAGTTTAAAATTATCATCTCCATATATGTTGTAATCAGGATTACCAATTTTTTGTAAAAACGCTGTTGTGTTAGGGGTAGATGTTATTTCACCAGTATTTATTCTGTTTAACAAATTTTGTGCTTCTGCTTGACTTAAAGCGTTTGCTCCTGCAATATTTGCTCTACTACCACTAAACGCAATACCAGTGCCTGTATTAACCATTTCTCCCATGCCCATAATAAAGCCACTACCATCTGTTTTGTAATTTAAATTTCCTGTAGCATCAATAGCAACACCTGTAACTGCTCCTGTTCTGCCAAATCCTAAATTGACCTCTCCACTGTCTTCATCATAAAGACCGATTTGTTTTTTTCCTGCACCAACTACTCTACTACGATCATAATCTTCTCCTGCAGGTATATTTGTTTCCATAGCAAACGGTGATACATAACCTTGTTTAGATACTACTGCTATTACTGCATTTATATTTGGGTACTCTATGCCATTAAATATAACAGGGCCTTGAACATCGGACTCAGCGTATGTACCTACAGACGTATTATCTGTTATTTCCAGAGCGTTCATAAACGTTGTGCGATTAGCACTTTGGTCAAGACCTTTTCCAAAAGCAGGAGACGTTGTTAAATCTATAATTCTACCTGTTGATTTTTCTTGAACTTGAACAGAGCCATAACCTCTCATGCCTACTACTGCAGCTCTAGTGTCTGACGCTTGAGCATCTACAAGTCTATCACCCATCTTGTTCATAAGAGTACCAATTCCCGGAATAGGACTAAACATAGTAGCGGCATCCATAACACCACCGATTCCGGGAACTTTTGTAGCTACTGTCTTGCCAGAAACAGGACTTGATCTTGTTTCAACAGACATAGGACCACTTACAAAAATCTCATAAAGTCTGTCTCCTGTTCTTTCAAGAAAAGTTTTTTCTTCTTCTCCATCTGCATTAATAGTACTTGATGTTTGTATCTGCACATTATCGCCATACGCTGCTTTTCTAAGTTCTACAGCTTCTAATAAATCAGCTTCACTTAGATCATAATCAAAAGTTGTAGCACCAGCACCACCAACGTTAGTAAGAAAATCTGATCCTGATTCACTAGTAGTTGAGGATTCAGTAGTTTGATTATCTTGTTTTACATTGTATAGTGAAGTATTTGAAGTGGGGGGATTAAATCTATCATATTCAATAATATTTGTGTTAGAAGATACATTACGAGGTCTGTCGTCTATAGATGGTGGGGGTGTGTATTTATTACCTCTACTATCTACAAAACCACTAGTTCCATCTTCAAAAAATTGAAACTTTGCATCAGGTGGAAGAGAATTGTAAAATTCTTCTGTAGTTTTCTTTTTTGTACCATCAAATAGCTCTATATTATCAAGAGACTTGTTGATATCAACTCTTCTTTCTGGTGGTAAAACTAGCATAAGTTTTTTTATTCCTTGTTAAACTTACTGTTGAGTGCCAAGAGGGTTTCCAGTAAAGCCGCTTTCCCCTGCAACTGGCGTAGCTCCGACTCCGATATCGCCGCTGTCAACGCCCTGAACACTACCGTCTGTTGGTTGAGTCCTCCAGAGCCTGCCATGCCGCTGGGTTGTCCAGCAGGGGTTTGAGATTGGTCAGGGGTTTGTGGTTGTTGCTGCTCATTTAAACCTCTTAGTATTTCTGCAAATATCTTTGCTTGGTTTTCATCATTAACAAGACTGTCAGGATCAATATCTTGAGATATAGCAAGTTCCCTGATAAGATTAGGTATCTTAACAAAAGGAGCAAGCATAGGATTCGATACAGTTTGTAATAATGCTGTTAATCTTTGACTTCTTACTTCTTTCTGCATAACAGCAGAAGTTCCTCTAGGTTTAATTTGTAAATCACCTACAATGTCAGGCGACCTTTCATTAAACTGCATATTCCATTGAAAGTATGCTTCTCCTAGTGGCTTAAGCAAATAATCATCTATATTCTTTATGACGGTTTTTAGAGACAGGTTAGCTCCCCCCATTAACATAGATAAACCTGCAGCAGTACGACCTGTACCACTAACACCAGTTTGCCCGTGCATAATAGAAGGTATACCTGTTTCTTCGTCAGCTAGTTGCCTAGATATTTGGTACATTTGTATGTTTTCAGGAGCAGTATTTGGAAATTTAAGACCATTAATTGCTGTTCCTGTTACTCCAGATTGTCTACGAAATATCTTTCCGGGAAAAATGTCCATGTTTTGTCCGGGAACTAAACTTGCTTCATCCACATCAAATACAAGATTACCTGCAAGTGCTAAGTTATCAATAGCCATTCTCATATGACCATTCATAAGAAGTTGTGCATCTTCCATGTTTTCGGGAACACCTACACCAAACATTTGATAAGGATTTATTTCGTATGGAAAAACGTGAAAAGGTATTCTAGCAGGAGTAAACGGATTGAGTACAAATCTAATTACTTCATCCCCACACACCCAAACATTTACTTGTAACTGTTGCATCTCAGACATATCATCATCTACCACACCACCTGCTTCATCTACAAATGATCTATCCATAACCCCCCAATACTCTAATACTTCATATCGGTTTGTATTGTAGTTTGGCTCTGTTTCATCATCCCTGATAGTGTCTTCGTAATATTTATCTTGATAATTTGCACCAAGAGCAATCACATTTTCAATAGCTTCTATATTAAAATAAGGATACGTAGCAAGATTTCTAAGTTGTTGTCTTGTTAGACGGTGTCTCTGAATTACATACTCAGCATCATCTATGTTTGTAGCAGATGGATCAGGAAAAAAATCCCAACACGATACTGATTGTATTTCTGGACATACCATATCATATGGAGTATATACTTTCTCTCCCTGTTCTCCTTTTGTCCATTGATGAATACGTTTGTTTTTCATCATAGGACCTTTGATAATACCTGTACCTAGTAATATCTGTTCAAAGATAGCTGTACGTAGAACATTTACTGCATTAGTATCAAGTAACTGATCTTGTATTTCTTTCTCCATATTTAACGCCGCTTCTTGAGCAGGATTAATTTGTGGCTCACCTAATTTAGCAGGACCTTCTACTATAGGAGTATTTTCATACTTTTGATCTAAACCACCTAAAAAATCCATAGCTCCGGGTTGAATATCCCTACCATCTCCTTGAAATCCGTAAGGATCAGGTGGAGGTTGCATTGCATCATCTAGTGGAGTTTTAAGATGAGCAAACTCTGCTATACCTTCTGGCACAGGAGTAGATTCAACACTGATAGGAAAGTTCTTGTTAGCAAATAAAATATCTGTTATTTGACCAAAAGAAGCAAGAACCTTAGTCTTTGTTATACGTACAAAAACTTGTGATTTTTCTGAAGAACGATATTGAGTGGTAGTATCATATATACCTCTAAAATTTTTATATGCAGTGAGCCACCTTTGCTCATGGGTATATCTACCGTTTTCTGCACTTTCAAATTTAGCTCGCACATGTCCAGCTATTCCCGGAAGGTTTTCTTCAGGGTTTTCTATTGCAGCTACCGTTTCATCAGGTGGCTGGAGAAAGTTATCAGCCATGTTAGCTCCTAACTAAAATAATTTTTATCTTCTGCCATTTTAAATAGAGATGCTTCAACAGTTGGCTTAGATTGTTTCTTTGGCATGTCCACTTGTAACTCATTGTTACCATTATTTGACATATCAAAGTCCATTTTCTCTCTAGTTAATTGATTTGATCCCATCGGGTCATTAACTGAAGTATTAGATGAGTTCATTATATATGAAGCACCATAGTTATAATTATTATCGGGCATAATTAGCTCCCCCTTGTTGTTTTTCTTGTAGTAGATTTTCTATTTGTTGTTCCAACGTAAGTTGGCTCTTTCTTTCAGCTTCTCCTCTGAAATCTTCACTTTGTTTCTTCAAGTTCATTTGTTTTTGAACTGTTAATTCATCGTCTAGTTGTGAAGAAACTTGTTGTCTGTATTGTTGTTGATCAGCTTTATCTTGCATAGTTTGTTGATCAGCAAGTATTTGATCTTTAGTTTTAAATTGCCTATTTGGATCACTAGTTAATGTGGCATCTGCAACATCTGTCGCACCAAATGTTTCTTTCACAGCTTCAGGACCTAATTCTGTAGCCATTTGGATTCCCGGATCAATAAACTTTGCTCCTGCTTCAACTCCTGCAGCAACATCAGGTCCTAGTACATTACTAGCTCCTTTTCTCATAAGAGATTCAAAACTACCATCACCACCTTCTAGTGCTGCTATGTTGGCGGCTTGTGCTGTAGTAAAATCTTCTTTTATAAATTGAGTTGAATATAATAATCCACCTACACCTAAAAATTTACCAAACATTCGTGTGTTGCCCATCTTTTCTTTTAACAAGGCTTTTTCTTTTTCTAGTTCAGTTAAATTATCTTTTGCATCTTGAGACCTTTTAGCATCATCTCTTTTTATTCGTTCTGCTTTTTTATAGTCAGCTTCGTCAAGCTTTTCTAAAACTCTAGACTCTCTGTTCTTTTCTCTTTCTTCAGCTAGTTCTGCCCAATTCTTTTCTTTATCTATATCTGCTCGAATTTGTTCTGCTTCAAATTTTGATTTACTAGCACTGAGTTCGGCTCTTCTTGTTGCTTTGCGTTCCTCAATTAACTCTAAATCTTCATCAGTTAAAGTTGTATTAGTACGAACATCACTTGCTATATCCCCCCCTTTGGGTATAACTTGTATTTTTATAGAACCTAATTTTTCTAGGTCAGGAAGTTTTAAATTAAATTCTGTAGCTAAACTATTTACTGTTTCTAACTTTAGAACATCTGCATACATATTCTGCAATGATGCCAAAGCCATTCTAGGTGAGCTACCTACTTTGTCCATTATAGGTGATACGTAGTGTCTACCTTGAATGTCATTTAAGTCTGTAATGATGTCGTCATAAGACGCATGACCCATTATTTTCTTTGCTTCTTCTTTGTAGCCTAATTCTGATACAATAATAGACGGAACAATCTTTCTTATGTCAGCAGAACCAGCTATCTTTCTTCCCATAGCTTTTTCAAAGTTAGCAAACAGAGGTTGAATATGTTTTGTTACTGCACTAGACATCTTAGCAGTGCTTGTTAAAAACAACTTACCAGTTTTATTCTTTTCTCGTTGAGCTTTTAAAATAGACATAGCTACTTCTGGTAGCTCTACGGGATTTCTTATCTTGTGTACTCTTCTAAACTCTTCTGATATTCTACCAGTTTCAAAGTCTATATCATCTATAGTAAGACTGTGAACCTCTCCGGGTCTCAAAGGCACAAGAGATTGAAACGATACTGCAGCACGAGTTTCAACATCTTCTATTTTAGATATGCCCTCTACTATCTTCTTCAAAGATATTTGTGCTTCAGGAATTTTTTTAAATTTTCTAGTTTTTCTGGCTTGATCTGCTTTGGTTATATTTAAGTCAGGGTCTCTCGCTATACCTCCAGCACCAAAAACATCTTTAAATGGATATGCACCTTCACCTCTACGATTCCACGTTCTTTTAAACGCTTTTTCAATAGTGGTTAAATTTGTAAAGTTAGATTCTGATCCTACATCACCTAATTTTTTTAAAAAGTCTTCGTTTTGTAAACTAGAGTAAGGACTATCTGTAGTCAACCCTGCTTTTTCTAAAGCTTTTAATGTAGGATTACGTTTCTTCTGTGTGGTTCTATTGCCTTGTGCATCTTCACTTGTAACATTGACTGTATCCCTATCAACAAGTTTAAAAACATCAAGGATAGTCATATCTTTAGTTAATTTTATTTCTTCAGCCATACTTTAATATCCAAATGTTTCATTCTGTACTTGATAGACTTGAGCCTTGATGCCATTAAGCGTTTGATGAATCGAAGCATATCCTGTCATCCTTGTCATCATCATATACCTTAGAGCATCATATGCGTGATCTTCTGCTTTAGTGTCTACGTCTTCGCTATTAGTTTTGGAAAGAGGAATTGCTGCCAGTTGTTTGACAGTGTTGCTAC